GTTTTAATTAATGTCTATTATAACATAATGAATGGGGAGCCGTAGCCCCCCTATCATATTATGCTGCTTTTTGCTCTTCTGTTGAAGCTTTCTTATAAGCAGTAACCAATTTCTTCAATTCACCAATAGCTTTTCTAGCTCTTGATTTGTTTACTTTTTTAGTACCATTGTGCTCTGTTTCAAATGTTGTAAACAAAGCTTTCATTTGCTCAAATAATTCTTGACTGTTCATAGTTTTTGTTTTTAATTGTTATCCTAATCCCGTATTGGTATTTGGTTTTCCACCAACCGGCATTGCTTCCATATATTTCTTATGTAATAGCTGTCTTTCAACCTCCGCACCATTTGCACTTTCTTTTGTTGCAATTACACCATCAGCTGATGTTGCGGTATATACTTCTAATGTACCATGCGTAGTATCCATTTTGGCTGGGAATGTTATACCATCCTGCCCAAATCGATTCTTCATAACATGCACTCTAGCGGTATTGTTCAATTTATCCTTTGCTTTTCTACTCAAACTCATAATAAAGTCAGCGTTCATTACTTTAGCGTAACTATCTGCAATCTTATCAGCTTCAATAACTTCCGAATCAATTGCTGAACGATTTGTTTGTGATGCTGTCCAAACCGGTATTCCTAACTCACCACTCATTCCTCTTAAATCGATATATACCCCACCTTGCTCAGCGTATGTACTATCGGTTTTGTTTGAATGTGATAACAACAAATCAGCATAATCCACAATTACTAAATCAGGCTTATTACCGGCTGCTATCATTTTTTCTAAGTGGGCTTGGATTGTTTTGGATGATGCTCCTTTAGGTGGATAGTATTTGATTTTAAGTTTACCTTTTAATCTTTTTACTTTATCCAATACTTCTTCCCTTCTTTCGGATAATTCGGATGATGCGATATGTGTAAACACAGTATCATATCTTAATCCAACATACCCTTGTGAAAGTTCTAATGTATAGTGAGCCACAATCTTACCAGCTTTTACAGCTGCTGCTCCCAATGCGGCTAAAACCCAAGTCTTACCAACACCAGAAGGTGCTACTACAACTCCTAATTCACCTGGCCCCAAACCACCATTCATTAATTCATTAATACAATCCCAATCAGTTGCTACCGTATCCCTAGCCGTTTCATCATAACGTTCTTCGAAATCCGTTAAGTAATCCATACCCAAATCAGCATCAACACCAACCTTCATTGCCTTATCAACCAACTCTTTGATTTTATCATAGTTGCCTGATTTTAGTAAATCGATTGATTGTACAATTACATTCTTTAAGTTTTGATTAATACAAAATGCAGTAAATTCATCTTTAATATATTGTAGGTCCAAACCCCCAATACTTTGATAAACTTCTTTTAATTGTGCTACTATTGTTTTTTGTAATGCTGGATTATCAACTTTAGAAACTTGCACCTTAAATACATCCAATGATGGTAATCTATGATATTCATCATAATATGCCACCACTTCCTCTACAATCCATTTGTTTGCTTCAGATTCAAAGAATTTTTTGTGAATCACATCACCCAATGTATCCAGCATTCTATCATCACTTAGGATGGCAGCTACTACTTTGGTTTGAAATGATTGCCCGTATTTTGATAATGTATCTTCGCTCTGCATGTTTTATTTAAAGTTGTACAAATATACGATAATTTGATGAGTCTACCAAATTATTTTACTATAATATTTGTATAAGTTGATTTAAGCCAATCGTTTATATCTTTCCAATTTTGAAGAATTTTATACTTCATAGCGGCTTTAATGAATTCCATTTTATCGAACTTTTTGTTAGGTTCTGCAAAACGGTCATTAATTTTCAACTTTGTATTTGTATTGATATGTGGTTCTTGCAATTGCATGATTTGTCTATTTCTCAAAACATCATCTTTGGCTGCAAGTATATCTTCATAGATTTTAGCCTCTTTCCTCTTATCTTCACATATTTGAAATAATTCATCAAATGTTACTTCTCTATCTTCTGATAATTCAGGAAATCTTTTTAGTACAGTCTTTAATCCACATCCCTTAACGCCAGGTACATTATCTGAATTATCTCCATCTAATGTTCTGAATAGTAAAAGATTTTGCGGATATATTCCCCATTCCTCCTTAACCAATTCTCTATTGTAAAGTTTCTTTTTAGTTGGTGAATAAACAAAAGTCTTTTCATCTACTAATTGTAAAAAATCTTTATCGGTAGAAACAATATAACATTCTTCATCTTCACCAAGCACATGCTTAGCAATGTGTCCTATTACATCATCTGCTTCTATACCATCATATATCATTGTAGTAATTGGTAAACTATCTAACAAATCAACCAACCATACAAATTGTCTTTTCATTGAAATTTGTTCATCTTCTTCAGTCATCATTTCTGGGTATTGACGATTTACCCTAAAACGATTCTTACCTCTATCAGCTTTATATCCCTCAAATAATTCCTTCCTACCCTTAGAGCCACCCTTACCATCAAAAGTAAGGACAACTCTAGTAGGATTGAATTGGCGGATTTGATATCCGATTGAATTCAATGAACCAATAACTCCACCTGTATGTTCACCATCCTCATTCATTGTAGGATTGGTAGTCCAACTACGGATGAAGGTATTGAGTCCATCTATGATAAGAACTCTACCATTCCTTACCCTTTGGGTATTAGATTCATGTTCAGATTCTACTTCATTGAGTAATTTTTTGTATAATTCTTTCATATTTTTTGTAACCTTTATTTTACTTAGAAAAGTATTTTTCAATTGCTTCCAATCTATCATCAGCATCTACTAACATTGTAAGTGCTTCTTCAGCATTGTTGTAGAAATCTTTTGTAGAATGGTCACCAATACCAACACCTTTTGTTCCCAATAAATCGAGAGTTAAAAGTGCTTTAGCTTTATCAGCTTCAGCTGATGTTTTTAGCATTGTAATCAAATTTTGATTCATAAGTTTTTGTTTTGTGTTAATCACCAATTACTTCCGAGTCTACTACTAAGTTATCAGAGTCTAGTGAATCTTTTTTGTATTGTAAAATTGTTGCTTCACAAATCCTTTTATAGATTTGCTCTTTTACTTCCTGATTGGTTTCTAATGTAGAAGGAAAATCTTTTGCTTGAAACTTAATGATTTCACCAGTATCAATATCAGTATATTCATACCATGCACCACTTTGTTTTACGATTCCATTTTCTTTCATCATTCCCAACCAAGCTCCATAGTTATCAATTCCTCTGTCAAAGAAGATATCGAAATCGGCGGAACGTAACGGAGGTCCCATCCTATTCTTTACTACCTGACAACGAACTTTAATACCTACAATTCTATCGTTACCATTTTCTTTCGCCTTAATCGTTCCCATACTCTTTAATCTCAAACGAACCGATGCATGGAAAGCGATTGCTTTACCACCCGATGTAGTCCAAGGGTCAGAGAAAGGCATTGCGTTCATCTTCTGTCTTAATTGATTTGTGAAAACCAAAGTGATTTTCTGTCTACCAATAAGGTTTGTGATTTTACGCATTGCTTTGGAAATGATAATTGCTTTATCCGTAGCATAACCATCTTTACCATAATCAGCTTCCATCTCCTTTTCAGTTGATGCTGCTGCCACTGAATCCACAACGATTGTTACATACTTATCCTTTGAGTTAGTTCTTACCTTCTCAATAATAGTTTCAGTATATTCGAAACATTGTTCAACAGTCTCAGCTGCTACATAAAGTAATTTAGTTGTATCTACTCCAATGGCTTCTAAGAATTCTCTACTTACGGCGTTCTCCGTGTCAATCAATACAGCGATACCACCTAACTTTTGTGTTTCGGCAAGTAAGTGTGCTGATACTAATGATTTACCACTTTGTTCCAATCCCGTAACTTCGGTAATTCTACCAACCGGCAAACCACCATAAGGTCTATTAGAGATTGCCACATCCAACATTGATGCTCCAGTTGAAATCCAACCATCTACGTTTGTAGGGGAGTCATTGTTGTCCAAAAAGAATGCTACTTTTTGGTCTTTTGATTGTTTGTTTAGGGACTCCGCTAGTACTTCTGCTAAGTCCACTTCCTTAGTTGCTTTCGCCATATTAACTTATTTATTTTATGAATTGAAAAGGTCATCAAAAGCTGCTGCCACATCATCAACTTTCTTAGCTGGAGCTGCAGGTGCTGCTGGTTTTGATGGAGTTGTATCGAATGGTACTTCATCCTCATCCTTAGCCGTTGATGAAAGGGTTTGAGCAGATGCCGATACCTCATCATCAGAAGTTCCAGATGGATTTAACCAACCTTCTAATACATTTTTCAATTCTGCATAAGTTAATTCTGAATAAAGTTCAGTAATTTCTTTTTGGGAATTTAGATACTTATCCGTTTCTTCTTTTGAAGTTGCCAATGGAGTTTCCTTTGGTTTAACACGAATAGTTGTTACAGGGTAAGAAGTACCACTGTCTTCAGCCGATACTACCTCAACAGTAATATCTCTACCTTCATTTGGGTCTGTAATATCACCATAATCAGGATCTGCCATATAACCAAGAATTTCTTGATATACAGTTTTTCCAAAGCCCCAGAATCTTACGCCTTCACCTTCTTCACCTCTTACCAATACAGGTACGAATGTTCTAAGTTTCGGCTCCATTTTCTTAGCAGCTTTCCAATCTTCCTTATCACCCATTCTTTTAAGTTTGTCAGCAAACTCAACAATTGGGTCAGGTCTACCAAAACTCATCGGAGATAAGTAAGATTTGTTGTTAATGTTGTAGTGAAAATAAAGTTCAATAAAAGGATTTTCTTTATTGAATTTGTACGGCACCAATCGGATTGTGTGTTTGCCTGGTGCTGGCTTCCAAAGTTCTACAGTTGTTCTTTGGGTGTTTTGCAGTTTGTTAAGTCTGCTCTTAATTGCGTCTAAGTTAATAGCCATGTCTTTTAAGTTTTAAGAGTTTAAGTTTTATGGTTTTATTTTGGTGTCTTTCCTACACCTCCGTTACATTAATAAATATAATAGAAATACAAATATACGACAAATTTCTCATAATTCCAAATGTTTTTTG